GATGAACACACTGCAAGACAGCGTGTGGTCGGATGACGTTAATGCTCAAACTGGTACTTCGTACACCCTTGTTTTGACTGATGCGGGCAAGCAAATCACAATGACAAACGCTTCCGCAAGCACTCTTACCGTTCCACCAAACAGTTCTGTAGCGTTTGCTGTTGGTGTTCGTATCCAAGTAATACAACTCGGTGCAGGCGCAGTTACTTTGACGGCTGGTGTAGGTGTAACAGTTTCCTCATTATCCACCTCGTTGGTTATGGGTCAATATCAAACAGCAACACTGGTAAAGCAGGCAACAAATGTTTGGATTGCTACTCTTGGTGCTGGCACTACGGTTTCTGGTGAGAGCGACCAAATAGTTTTACCAACGCAGATATTCAGTTAAAGGACAACAATGGCAACATTTAGTAAAATAGCATTATCAGGTAGCACAGACGGGCGAATGATTAAAGTCGTTGCTACTGCTACGGCTGGCACGACGATTCATACAGGGTCGGCTACTGCTACAACTTTTGATGAAATTTGGTTGTATGCGGTGAACTCGGATTCAACTGCCCGTAAATTGACGATTGAGTGGGGTGGTGTTTCTTCGCCTGATGACTTGATTGAATTTACTGTGCCTGCGGAATCAGGTTTGTATTTAATTTCTCCAGGTCTTGTTATTAAGGGTAACGCAACTGCACTCATTGTTAAAGCGTTTTGTGCTACAGCAAATGTTGTGAACATCGCAGGTTTTGTAAACCGAATCACGGCATAAGGATTTAGCAAATGTCTAGATACGGTCAGCGTTCACGACCCAGCCAAGCGGTATCAACTTTTGGTCAGCCTGCTGCTGCATCTGCCACAGTTATTACTGTTGATTTTCTTGTAGCGGCAGGCGGTGGTGCTGGTTCAGCAAGTGGTTCAAATGGAGTTGCTTCTCAAGCAGTTTTAGCAACTTTTACTGTTGATACAGTTGGTGGTGGCAAAGGCGGAAACTATTCAGGGCAAAATGGTTCAAGTGGTGGCTCAGGCGGCGGCGGAGGCTCTGCCGAAAACGGTGGTGGGCTTGGAAATGGCGGTGCTGGAACTGCAAACGAAGGTCGTGCTGGCGGTGCGGCTCCAGGTCCAGGTGGAAACGACAATGGTTATGCTTGCGGTGGCGGTGGCGGTGCTGGTAATGCCGCATCTGGTCCGACTCGTGGAGCGGCATTATCAAACGACATTACTGGGTCAAGCGTAAGTTACGGGATTGGTGGAATAAACGGTGCGAACGGGGCTTCTCCACCTGCTGCACCTGCAAATCTTGGCGCAGGCGGTAACGGTGGTTCAATCTCTGGTGGTGGCGGTGCTGGTGGAATTCGCAGTTCCGTAAGTCAAACTGGCGGTGGCGGCTCTGTTCAAAGTCCAGGAGTGGCTATAACTGGCACTTCTTATTCTATGACTGTAGGAGCAGGCGGAACTGCTGGACCAAACGCAAATACTATTGGCGGAAGCGGAGTAGTTATTTTGCGTTACGCTGACACACGCACAATTACGATTGGCGCAGGTTTAACAGGCACAGAATCAGGTGCAAGCGGTGGATACAAACGGACAACGCTGACTGCTGGTAGTGGAAATGTGAGTTGGACATAATGGCTCACTATGCGTTAATCAACAAAGATAATAATGTTGTGGAAAAAGTTATTACAGGTGTAGATGAAGATGTAACCCAAACTGATTTAGATGGCACGGTTGTTGGCGGCTCTACTGAAGCGTGGGAAGAATTTTACGAAAAACTACCTTGGCATCTAGGGCTGTATTGCAAACGAACTTCACGGAGTGGTTCTATTCGCAAACAATTTGCTGGCATAGATTGGATTTATGACGCTGAAAATGATGTGTTTATAGCACCACAACCATATGGTTCTTGGACTTTAGACGACAACTTTGATTGGCAACCGCCTACCCCCAAGCCTAATAATGGCAAAATATATGAGTGGTTTGAGCAATCTAGAAAGTGGATTGAACTAGACTAGTAAGCGTGGAGACTTTTAATTTATTTCCAACAAGTATCGCAGTTTATGATTTGCAAAGAGAGTTAAACAAACACGAATCAAAAGCAATCACAAAATGCGTGAATGACAGTGTGGTAAATGAAGGTAATAAAACATCTGCAAATAAATATGTTTTGAAAATGAAAACATTAAGTAAATTAAACGATTTTTTTCTTGATTGCATAAACGATTGTATGCAAAAAGTTTTTGAAGAAACTACAAAGTTAAGAATCACGCAATCTTGGTTGAACAAAACTGACACGGGAGAATTTCATCATGTTCATACCCACCCAAATAGTTATTTAAGTGGAGTGTTTTATATTAAGACAAATGATGATGACCGAATTACTTTTCACAAAACAGATGTACGCAGTGTTTATTATCAGCCCTTTTTTACAAATCCAAATTTAAGTAATGCCGCTACTTGGTGGTTGCCTGCTACCCAAAACAAGTTGTATCTTTTTAAGTCTGATGTGTGGCACAGTGTTCCACCGATTCAACATGATGAGCGCATAAGTTTGTCGTTCAATACTTTTTTTGCAGAAGATTTCGGTAGCGAAAAAGCAGTAACACGACTGCCCATGTTGTGAAATCAGCATCGTTTAATAACTTAAACAGTTTCGTTAAGGGTTGGTTTATAGATGAAAGTATTTGTCAAGGCGTAATAAATTATTTTGAAAACAACAAGCAACTTCATGTGCAAGGGCGAACAACAAACGGTGTGAATGAGGTTGTAAAAAAATCAACCGACTTAGGAATAAAACTAGGCGATGATTTGCCTCCCGAATTAAAATTGTATTTTGACGCACAGTACGAAGTGTTAAATGAATACAAAAAATTGTTCCCACAACTAGACAAGTTGATTGGTGCTTGGAATATAAATGAAGGCGCAAACATACAAAAGTATTTGCCAAACGAAGGTTATTTTGCTGTTCACTGCGAAAACTTGGCTATTGTAAGCAGTTCACGAATGTTGGTGTTCAGCACCTTCTTAAACAACGTTAATGATGGTGGCGAAACAGAGTTTCCCGATGAGCAACTTCGGGTAAAAGCAGAAACAGGTTTGACGATATTCTTCCCGCCCGCTTGGACACACCCCCACCGTGGCATTGTCTCGCCAACTCAAACCAAGTACATAATCACTGGTTGGTACAGTTTTGCGTTTTAAATACTTAAAAAACTTGTTGATACCGAGATTTAGTTGATTTCCGACAAAAAATTGTGAGATAATGCGATATGCCTGCAACGGATGACTTTTCAAGATTTCAAACGAGCGATATTAGTCCAATAACTAAAGCCGTTTTGGTTGTGCCTTCAGATTCAGTAGATTTAGCAACTGTTACTCGTGCCATCTATGTTGGAAACGGTGGTGCTGTTACTGTTAATATGGCAGATTCAGGAACTTCAATTACTTTTGCAAATGTGCCAACTGGAACTACTTTGCCGATAAGAGTATCAAGGATTAAAGCCACACTTACGGTTGCTACAGACATTATTGCTCTCTCCTAGTTATGATTTTAGGAGTTGCGATAAGTGTTGGTTCAGCAATTTTGTCGGCCAACCCTGAAGCAATCTTAGAATTCTTCGCACAACTAGAACAAACTTTTACTCTTGATGATTTGGCTAGAGGGATTTTAGACAACGACATTTTGGGTTAGTTGTGCGATTGCCTAAATGGGCTATACCGTTGCCTGCAATTATTTTGTCGTTCTTTCCGATTTCAGCAAAAGCCGAACCGATACAGGGCTTAAACGCAGTTGGATATAGCGTTTCCGCTATACCACCAATTCAGTCAGATACAGAATATCCGACTTGTGGTAGTGAGTTAGAAAATAACATAAACCGAAACTTCAATGGCGAACCTTTTCAGCAATGCCCTGTTGATTTGTTTATGATTCACTACACAGGGTTCATAACCGTCCCTGCCAACAACACGATTCAGTTTATGGTTGCAGCCGATGACGGTGGTGTTATCGGATTAGGTAACACAGAGTTTGGCACTTGGAATGACAAACATTGTTCATGGTCAGCAGCAACAACGGCTGCCTTCCCTGCTGCAACTTATGCGCTAGACGGTTGGTTCTACGAGCATGGCGGTTCAACCTGCTTTATGTTGGCTTGGAATATCAATGGTGCAGGTTGGGAGATAGTCCCAGACTCTGCGTTCACTTCTAGTAGTAGCCCAACCACCACAACAACAAGCAGCAGTACAAGCAGCACCACAAGCAGCAGTACAAGCAGCAGTACAAGTACGACCACTACAACCACCAGTAGCAGTATTCCAAGCACAACTAGCAGTACTGAGATTGTTGCAACTACGACTAGTTCAAGTCAACCAGTGCAAACCAGTGCTGAAACGACAACAAGCAGTAGTACTACTACTACGCAAATTAGCACTACAACTACAACTACGACTACGACTACTTTGGCACCAGCACCCACTACTACAGCAACGCCTTATACGCCTCCGCAAACTACGACCACTGTTGAATTTGTTACAGTCGGTCCTGTCTCTCCTGTTCCCAACACGACTGTCCCAGAACTTGTTGAGGATACTGTTCCAAAACTGCCCGAGGAGACCGTTCCTGAAACAACGGTTCTTGATGAGACTTTTGTTGCAACAATTGTTCCCGAGAATACAGTTTTAGTGCCAATAGAAGAATCGCAAGAGGAAGATATAAAAGATACAGCAACAGCAGAACAACCGACATATTTAGACATGCTAGACGAAGAACCAATAACAGATGCGGTTGTAAATGTGCCGTTAGACGCTTCAGGAACGCTTCTGGAAGGCGACAGTGCTGATTATGATGAAGTTGTAGCAGAAAAACTTTTTGAGTCCCTAGAAGAAATTAAAACTGACGAAAAAATAAATAATGAGTTGTTTGTTGAAATACTTGACACACTCAATTCGCAAGACATTCCAGTAGAAAAAATAGTTCAAATTGTTGACGCAATTTTGAACACAGACCTGTCTGAAACTCAAGTTCAGTCAATAGTCAGTAGTCCTGAAATTATTGAAAACGTCAATGTAGAACAAGCAGAAGAACTATTTTCTCTTGTAAATGAAGATGTTTTAACTGAGGAACAAGGACTTGAAATCGTAAACGCAGTTCAAAACGCTCCTGCAAAAATCAGGAAGGTATTTGAGAGCGCAATCAATGTATTCGGTGGAGTTTTTGACAATTATGTGCCAGTAAATAGCAAAATCCCAGTTGGGACTAGACGGACCTTGATTGCTGCAAGTACTGTATTATTTACTGTGCCTGTCAGTGCTGGCAAAAGGAACTAGTTTTGGAGTATCTAAAGGAAAATGTTTGGGTTTGGGCTGGCACTGTTTTAGTGTTGTTGACTCTAAGCGGCTCAACTTTAAAAAATGCTTTGATTGTCACAGGTGTCACTATTTTGGCTCACGCTGTTATTTCGTTTGTTAATTCTAAGAAAAACGGTAATGACTAGTACGGATTAGTGCTAAAATGGTTAAGTACTTCCCGAAAGGACTGTTATGAAAAAAGCCCAAGACGTTGCTCAGAGACTTTTGTCATTGTTTATGGCAAACGCTTTGGCGATAGTTACAGGTTCGGCAATTGTTGGCGGTATCCCTGTTTGGAAAGCAGCAGCACTTGCAGGTTTCACGGCTGTGGCACAAGTAGCAGAAAAACTCGCAAAAGCCTCTGTAGATGGCAACTTGACTGCACAAGAAATCTCAGATGCTTTCGGTGGTAACGGCAAAAGCATCGCAAAAAAACAAGCAAGTAAAAAGATTTAGTACTTAGTTATGTCCAAGGTTGCTTGGGATTATGTAGTTCCGATTGTAGTGCCTGCAGACTTAAAAGGCATTCAACCAGGCAAATTACCTGAAAACTTGCTCAGACAAATCCCAGGAGGAGGGAAACTCCATTGGCGAGCGGCAAATGCGTGGAACGCAATGGTCGCAAAAGCCAAAGCAGACGGACTTGAACTTAAGCCAACTAGTTTGGGCGACTTGTATCGTTCTTACGACTCGCAACTTGCAGGCTTCAAGCAAAGATATGTGCTGAAACCGATAGAAGGCACTAGCACAAAGTCGTTTGAAGGAAAAACTTGGTATTTGAAAAAGGGAATGGCTATGTTGGCAACTCCAGGCAAGTCAAACCACAATCTCGGTATTGCGGTTGATGTTCATTCGGCGGGAGAGCCAAAACGCCTCAATTGGTTGATTGCAAATGTCAAAGATTTCGGATTTTCTTGGGAAGTTGTTCCGAGCGAACCTTGGCATTTGCGCTATGTATGTGGTGATAATCCACCGCCTGCTGTAGTTTCCTTCGTTTCTGGTGCGTTGTGAGTTTTTGGCAACAGGTTGTCCTCGCTGTAATTGGTGCTGTAAGTGTTGTTGGAGGACCAATAGCAGTAGTGCTGATACAAAAAAGTCGTAAAGAACAGGCTGACTTTAGAACGGAAAATGATATTCAACACGGAAGGTCAATGGAGACAATTAGGGAGATTTTGGTTACAACTAAAGAAACAGGTCTTGATTTGCGTGAACTCAGACAGGACTTTGAAGAACACTTAGACGACCATATGGATGTAAACATAGAAGACTAATTTATGTAGTATGGTACAAGGGAGACTTATGGGCAAACTTCTAGACGACATTCAAAACGCAAAAGGCGAATTGCGTAGACGGAACCTCATAGATGATGTTCTTGATTCGTTAAGCGACACTGAGAAAAAAGATTTGTTAAATGCTCTGTCGGATGTAACTGTCCCCGCTACCGTAATTAGCCGTGTTATGACAAAGCGTGGGCTTAAATTACCGTCAGCCAGCATCAATAGGTTTAGGCGTGGAGAGGTTGGATTGTTTAATGACAATAAGTGATGAGGTAAATGACGAATTGTCGGCTTTAAGTCAAACCGAGATTTTGAGGATAAAAAAACAACGAGATAGTTACGCTAATCAAAACGCACGACTGACTGAGCAACTTGAAGCAGTTGAAAAATGTTTGTCTATTGTTGAAAGAGCAGAAGGCACAGCGATTAGCCCCCCTGCTTGGCTAGTGCCAGCAAAACCCAAATTGTCCGCAGCAACACTGGTTGTTATCTTGTCGGATACGCATTTTGATGAAGTTGTAAATGTTGATGAAATGGAGGGGTTAAATTGTTACAACCGTGAGATTGCAGTTATGCGGTTAGAAAAATGGGCGCAGAACGTCATCAAACTGTCACGTCACTATCTCTCAGGTGTTTCGTATGACGGTATTGTTGTAATTCTTGGCGGCGATATTTTTACTGGCGACATTCACGAAGAACTTGCTTTAACAAACGAAGACACAATGATTGGCTCATTGTTGTTTTGGTCTGAACAAGTTGCTGCCGCTATCCAGTTATTGACTGATGAGTTCGGTAAATGTTATGTAACTAGTGTGGTCGGTAATCACGGGCGCACGACACGCAAGCCTCGTATGAAACAGCGAGTGAAAACAAACTTTGATTACTTGTTATCCAAAATGGTTGAACGGCACTTCAGATTAGACAAACGAATTACTTTTGATATTCCCGAAAGTGCTGATTCGTTGATAAAGATTTATGAACATGGACATTTGATTACTCACGGCGACCAAGTTTCTGGCGGAGGTGGTATCGGCGGTATCTATCCACCGATTATGAGAATGAGAGCAAGAAAGCAAGCACGATATATGGCAACAGGCAAATCGTTTCAGACCTTGTGGCTCGGTCACTGGCACCAATATATTTCTACGCCTTCAATGATAGTTAATGGAAGTTTGAAGGGAGCCGATGAATACTCCCTCATTATGGGCTTTTCGCACGAACCACCCCAACAAGCGTTGGCGATTATTACGCCTGAAAGGAACATAACGATTCAAGCACCTGTTTTTTGTGTTGACCGCAAAAAAGAAAAGTGGTGAAAATTAATTGACAAAAAGTTTAGCAATAGATAGATTGTAATTATGACTAATTTGAATTGTGAAAAATGCAACAATACAAAGGAAATTGAAATACCAATAGGTGCAAGTGCTGAATTACGGCCTTGTCCCTTTTGTCAAAAACAGTTCTATCCTTTTGGTTTTGCAGGAGTTTTCAAGTTTGTCGGCAGAGAAAAAATATGGATTATCAAACCAACAGGAGGACAAATTGAGTAAAGGTATAAAAGATTTAGTTTTAATGGAGGTGACTATAGTGCTTGCTATTGAAACCCAAAACGGAGAAGACACTCCTTGGCTTTGCGCAATGGACTATGTTGAAATCACCCAAGGTGCTCAAGTGGTTGGTTTTTCCGAGGAAAGACTTCAAATAATTGCAGTTAGTGCCGAGCAACCGAAATGATAGACAACGAACTACCTTTTAATGAAGAAATAGCCAACGAAGCAATTGAAATGGCTATCAACATACCAGAGAGGCGTGAAATCGTTGAGCGTTTTAGTATCCAAAACGATTCTCAGGCAACTTGGGCTATGAAAAAATTGCGTGAAGTGCTGAAAAAACAAGAAGAACAGTTGGCAATTGCAAGGAACGAAATCTCAATCTTAGAACGGTGGATGGAAACCGTCAAAGATAGGCATTCCTATCCAGTGCAGTATTTTGAAGGCGTGTTATCTGATTATGCTCGCAGACAACGAGAGGAGGGTGTTAAAACTGTTTTGACCCCCTACGGGAAAGCAGCAACAAGGATAAGTGATTTCAAGATAAATTGTTCAAATCCAGATGAGTTCTTAAAATGGGCAAAAACTTATTTGCCTCAAGCAATTCGCACTAAAGAAGAATTGGCAACTTCGGTGTTAAAAGAATTAGTCAAAGACGGGAAATTAATTACGGATTTTGAAAAATTAAAAATGATTACAAGTGACGGGGAGGTGATGCCTGCTATAGTTTTGACTGCACCGTCAGTTACGGTGACAATATCAACCGAAGAATGACAACCAAAAGGAGCAAAAGTGTTTCAGCCAGCAACAAAATCGCAGGCTAAAGCAAGAATTGCTATTGCAGGACCAGCAGGTTCAGGAAAAACTATGTGGTCTTTGCAATGGGCAACTGTTTTAGCCGAAGGCGGCAAAATTGCCGTAATAGATACAGAAAGGTCGTCGGCAAGTTTGTACGCAGACCAATTTTCGTTTGACGTACTTCAAATGACGCCACCATTTCACCCAGACCGATTGGTAGAGGCAGTGCAAAGTGCTGAATCGGCTGGATACTCAGCAATAATTGTTGATTCACTCTCGCATTTTTGGAGTGGTGCAGGTGGTGTTTTAGAAATTGTTGAACAGGCAGGTAGTAAGTTCAAGGGCAATAGTTTTGCTGCTTGGCAAGTAGGTACGCCTATTCAGCAACGAATGGTTGACAAGTTAATTAGTTCAAGTATGCACGTTATTTGCACTATGCGCTCTAAAACCGAATATGTAACCGAATCAGACAATGGAAGAATGTCACCCAAAAAAGTCGGTCTTGCTCCACAGCAACGACAGGATATTGAATACGAATTCACTTTGGTTTTAGATATTGACATTCACAAGCACAATGCAGTTGTCGGTAAAACTAGGTTCGGTCATTTCACGGACAAGGTATTTTCCACACAAGAATCAGTAAGTAGTGCTGAACAGTTTTTATCTTGGCTCAAAAGTGGTTCAAAAGTAATTTCCAAAAACGAATCGGATAGCATCTCGCTTAGGATTAGAAACCTAGAGGGAGAGCAAAAATCAATGTTGACAACTTCGTGGAAAGAATTGAACTTACCAAAGGTCAATGCACTCAACGCTGAACATATTTCAATCGTTGAGGGATTGATTAGTGAGGCTGAAAAACTGAGTAAGTTGTGAGTGTTGAGGCAATCTCGTGGGCGTTGAATAATGCACCAGTTGATAATCCAACTTCAAAATTGGTTTTGTTGGCTTTGGCTAATCACGCTCGCCCAGACGGTTCAAGTGCTTTTCCCTCAGTTAAAACGATTTGCAGATACACCTTGTTGTCTGAACGGAGTGTCAGGACGCATTTAGACAAATTGGAAAAGGGTGGCGTTATTCGCCGTTGTGACCCTGCCATTGTTGCTGCGTATATTGACCGTCCAGACCGCAGACCAGTAGGTTTTGACCTATTGCTCGGGGTGCAAGAAATGCAGGTCGGCAAAGCACGGGGTGCAAGAAATACACCTACCGAGGTGCAGGTAGCGCAGGAACGGGGTGCGCCAGTTGCACCCAAACCATTAAGTAAACCATTAGAAGAAACCATAATGTCAGAAGTCGTTTTACAAACCGAAAATGGCTATTTGGAGGCTGAGAGACTTTGTAATTTGCTTTCGGAACTCATTGTGCTGAACGGCTCAAAGCGACCCATTGTGACAGACAAATGGATTTCTGAAATGGAAAAACTTATCAGACTTGACAACAGAACCCCACAGCAAGTTGAAAATTGTATCAAATGGTCTCAAAGTCACGGGTTTTGGCGCACTGTCATCTTGTCACCAAACAAGTTACGGACAAAATACGACCAAATGCGACTACAGGCTGAGGGTGAAAGACGCAACAAATCGGCAAACGGGTTAGAAGAATTTTTGCAAGGCACAAGTTGACCAAAGAAGAAACCGCACAACTGTTGGCATATTTGGCTTCGGCTTTTCCCTCGGTCACGATAAGGCGAGAAAACGCTGAGGTGTATCACTTGCATCTGTCACCCTTAGATTTCGCAAAATGCAAGGCTGCTGCAGATGTGCTGATTTCAACAGCAAAATGGTTTCCCAGTATTGCTCAGATAAAAGACCAAGTTGCTGTAAGTAGTGGATTGTTAGGTCCACCCTTTGCAATTGCTTGGTCAGAAGTGCTGATTAAGGCTCAACTCCATGGCAGAATTGCAAAGCCAGATTTCTCTCATATCACAATTAAAGAAACAGTTAATTTGATAGGTTGGTACAACATTTGCATGTCGGCTTCGGATACTGTAAGATTTCAATTCCAGCAGGTGTATGAACAAAAACAGCAAGATTTGAAAAGTTTGACTAGTGGAGGCTTAAAAGAAATCACAGATGTTAACCTCTAAACGAACTCAAGCAAAAAACCGTATAAAAAAAAAGAACTATGATGAGGCTAGAAAACTTGTTTACAAACGGAGTGGAGGATTTTGTGAAGCAGGTTGGACGGGTTGCACTAGAGTCGCCAACCACGCACACCACAAAAAACGAAGAAGTCAAGGTGGCAAAGACGAACCCTCAAACTTGTTAGCAGTATGTGCCTTCTGTCACGACAAGATACACAGAAACCCAGCAGAATCTTTTGAAAAAGGACATTTAACAAGATGAGTATTACGAAAACTAATTTTGCAGACGTTATAGACATAGTTAAGCGTGAAGTTAAAGGCAGAGCAAGCAGTGCTGAAATAGATTGGTTGCACCAACCAGAAAACATTGACCATTGGAAGGTCGGTTTAGAAGCCGCAATTGAAGACCTATTGTTGCAATTTGATGAATGGGAAGACCGTTTGGCTCGGGTAAGGCAAGAGATAAAAACAGGTGTTCTTCAGTCAATCGTTTACGAAAAAGTTATTGAAGAATTTGAAATTTGGCGCAAAAAAGCCTCCAGGTATAGATTGGGTTTAGAACAAAAATTGCTTGAAGTGTCTCTAAATGATGACGAGCGAGAACCCATAGTTGATGTGCTGATTAATGCTATTGAAGCACACAAAACAGAGTTGTTAAAAGAAAGAACCAGCACCCCAACCGATACTCGGTTGTGGACAATAATAGAAAAACTTGATAATTAAGTAATATGTTGTTATGATGTAATCAACTCAAACAAAGGAGAAGTAATGAACATTGTTTTTCGTGACCCACCAGAGGCAAACAGAAAAGGCAGACCCTCGCAAGTAATTAATTTTCTCAAAGCATTGGTTGAACACAGTGGCGAGTGGGCTGTATACCGTGAGGGTATGGGTCGTGACCAGGCTCATGCTCTGGCTTCGCAAAACCGTAGACGGCACAATAACAGCGAGTGGACTGCTAGACAAAATCAAGTAGATGGCTCATACACTGTTTATGTACGAATTATCGCAACTCCAGAACCTTAATTGTTCCTGTGCTGATTTTAGTGGTTGTGAGTTTTATGAACTTAGGTTCAATCTAAAACCGATTACTACAAATGCAGAACGGGCTGGCAACAGGTTTGTTCGTGCTGATTTTACTAAAAATTGGCGGCAACTGGGTTTTTTGGTTGCTAGACAATTGCCAAAAGCGCAGTGGTTGATTGTGATTGCAGAACCTCATCAAGAAAAGGGACGTTTGCAAGATGTTGGTGCTTGTAACCCTAGTGTCAAAGCAGTTGTTGACGGAATAGTTGATGCAAAAATTATTCCAGACGACAGTGCTGATTATGTAAAAGAAGTTAGATTTTTACCCCCCGTGAGAAAGAAAAACGGACTTACAATAAAACTTGTTCTTAAACCGTTAAATACTTGACAGGTGTATGAATTCTGTATATCGTTTCCGATATGACAAATCTGCACGAAAATCTATTTGATTATCAAAAAGGGCTTGAATTAAAAGAAAAAGGAGTTAAGCAAGTTGAAAAAAACACTGACCCCAAATGGAAAGAATTGGCTGTAAAAAGTGTTGAAACTTTGGCTTCAAGCGGCAAGGCTTTTACAAGTGATGATGTGTGGCAGTATCTTGATGGACTGGCTACCACGCCCCAACCAAAGGCAATCGGTGCGGTTTTCCTCAGTGCTTATAGAAAAGGACTAATTAAGCCAAATGGTGAGTTTTGGCAATCAAAACGTCCCCAGGCTCATGGCAGACGCCTTATGGTCTGGACTGGGGTTCAACGGTAGGCTCGTGCTGATAAACTCGGGAGATGAGCGAAATAGAAACCGAACTAAACAGCAAGGAACAAGAAGCAGTTTTGGATTTGCTCAACCATTGTTCAATGTTGTCGCAAATGATGAGAGAACACCAAGCAGCAGTAATTCGGTTGAACTCTCAACGAAGAACAAAAATTCGTCAGTTGAGGGAGTTCAACGTGCCTTATCGGACGATAGCAGACGAGTGCGGGATAACGGACCAAGCGGTGTTCGCAGACCTGAGGAAGCACAAAGAAATCTAAAACAAGCAGTTGGTGTTGGCAATAAAATAGTTGTTTCTTTTCCCTATGACAAAGAATTGGTTAATGATGTAAAAAACCTTATTGGTCGTAGATACGAACCAGAAAACAAAAGGTGGATTTGTGACCCTAGTGCTGATTTAGAACAGTTCTTAGCCAAACACTTGTTCGGTGTTGATGATTTTGCGAAACAAATGTTAGTTGGTTCGGCAAAAATGAACTCTGTTACTCAAGACAACGCAGTGCTGATTTTGAAAGTTGGGTACAACCAACAATTGTTGGAAGATATCAGGAGTATCCCAACTCGCAAATGGGATAAGGCGTCAAAGCATTGGACTTTTTCAATAGTCGCCATACAGCAACTCGCAAAATTGGCTCAAGACTATGGATTGACGTGGGATGTGGCTGATGAAAATGTTGATAAACCCCAAGTTGTTCTTGAAGACGGTTGGTTATCCGTTGCTTTTAGCGCAGACCGTGATGTTCAAGAAATAATTAGTGATTTGTATGGAACAAGATTTGATGGTCGTCAAATGCGCTGGTTAGTACCAATGGACTATGCGCCCGAAATCAAATTGGCAACTGACAAACACGGGTTTAGGGTCAGTGCTGAAATTGAACAGGAGTTTAAAAGGGTTGAACAACAAGTTGAATTGTTGCTTTTGTCTAAATCGCAAAATGCAGTTTTAGACATACCAGGACTTTGTATTCAATTAATGCCGTTCCAAAAAGCAGGAGTTTTGTATGCGCTCAAGGCTTTTGGTGCAGAACAACAAGAAAACGGCACGTGGTTTCAGCGCACCTTATCCCCTCAGGTTCGTTGTGATTGACGCAATAAGAAAGTCTGAGCAGACGTCACCCACGCAAGGGGTGTTAATAGGCGATGAAATGGGTTTGGGAAAGTCGGCTCAGGCACTCGCAATTTGTCAAGCACTGCAAGCAAAGACCGTGCTGATTATTTGTCCTGCAACCATAAGAGAGAATTGGAAAAGAGAAATCAAAAAAGTTCTAGGCAGAACAGATGTTGACATTTTGCTTGGAACCAAGCCACGCACTCCAAAGTGTCAATATGCGGTAATTGGTTATGATGTGCTTTACGTTTGGACTGATTTGTTAAATGCAGATGTGCTGATTTTTGATGAAATCCACTCAGTCAAATCTTGGACGGCTAGGAGAACCAAAGCGAGTGTGGCACTTGCGGACAAAGTTAGGCAAAAAGGAGGTGTTGTTTTAGGTTTGTCTGGAACACCAGTATTAAACCGTCCCCAGGAACTAGGTGCGATTTTGCGAGTATTGGGTTTGCTTGAGACAATGGGAGGTGTTGACTATCTAGCCCAAGTGTCCAGTAATCAGAAAAAAATGGTCGCTTTCAACAGTGAACTTCGCAAAATTGGCTATGTGCGGCGCAAAAAACAAGATGTACTGACGGAACTCCCAGACAAACGGTGGGTGAAATTAATTGTTGATGGCAGTTTTGAAAAAATGAGAGAGTACCAAGCAGCCGAAAAAGATATCGTTGGATTTATCGCTAAAAGGACCAAAGAGTTAAAAGAATCAGCAGGCGAGACTTTGCAAGTACAAATCAAAGCAAGTTGGGAAGCAGCATTGCGAGCAGAGAGTTCTCAGTATCTCGTTGCAATAACAAACCTGCGGAGATTGGCTCTAGAGGCAAAACTCAAAGCAGCAAATAATTGGATTGAAGAATTTAAGCAGAATAACAAAAAACTAGTAGTTTTCGGTTGGCATAGACAGCCACTATTAAATCTTGCAACAGATTTTAATTGCAATCTTGTTATAGGAGGTTTGTCTGACCAAGAAAAGCAAGAGGCTATTGATGATTTTCAAGACCTTGAAGGAAATTGGTTGATTGGTTGTTCTCTTAAGGCTGGAGGTGTCGGAATTACTTTGACCCAAGCGTCAGATGTTTTGTTTATTGAACAAGGTTGGAACCCAGCAGATATGGACCAAGCCGTTGATAGGTGTCACAGAATTGGTCAAAGAGACAGCGTGACAGGTTGGGTTTTAATTTGTGCTGAAACGATTGATGAAGACATTGCTGAATTGATTGAACAAAAACGAAAAACAATTTCAAGTGTCGTTGATGGTGTAAGTGCTGAAAATGAAACAGCGAGTATCTTAAGCGACCTAGTAATTAGATTGGCAAAAAGATATGACTAACTTCACAACGAAAATACTTGACAACTCGCAAAAGATTTAGGTTACGCTTCGGTTATGACACTTATTCAACACCAAGGTTTAGCAACTATTTACGAATCATTTTACGAAATTCCGTCATCAAGTAACTTTGATATTCATTTTGATTGCAAATTCGTAACGCCAGAAGACGAAAGGCGCAAAAGTTACAAATACGCTTTTCTTCAACAAGTTGTTGGTTCAGAAACGCAGTACTTTTTGCCCAAAGTCGGTATCCACAAGCAACAGTACACAGATTGGAGTGCCTACCAACTTAGGCATAATTACCATTTGACATTTGCACACATTGCAAGATTGTTGGCTTACAAGAGTGAGTCGGGTGCAAGAATGGCTTACAATCGTTATGTTGCAAGAGTTG